ATGCCAATAGTTTTCAGATATGGAATTGCAAACTTGGGTGATGTAAAGTTCTACTTGGCGCCACGAGTTGACGAGTCTTAAACAATTCATGAGAGTTTTTCACAATGGAAGCCAGATTTAACGAAAAGGTGCGCGAGTTTCAGGCCCGAATAAAACTAGCAGAAGGGAAAGAAAAGAGGGAGATAGAATCAGATATGTACATGTACATGGCTCAGTCAGCCCCCTTTATCAGGGAGTATCATAATGGGGAAGCATCTGGAGAGTCTAGCACTAAAAGGATTGCAGGTGTCCAGGTGTCATCACGGAAGGGTGTTCAGAGAGAGGATATATATAATGCCTACCTCGTACAAGTAGAAGGTGAGCATGACAAGAAGACCAAGGTGCGTTGCAATATTCCAGATCCAACGTGCAGAGGCTGTGGAAAAAAGTTTACAAAATATTTAGACGAAACTCAAAGCGATGAAGTATGCCAGAACTGCGGGATGACCGAGTACATACTCGGCGAAGAGGTTGGGTTCAAGGAGGAGCAAGAGATGGAGAAGAATATAGTATATTCATACAAACGTGAAAACCACTTTAATGAGTGGGTCAGCCAGTTTCAGGCCAAGGAGTCGACGAGTGTACCCCCTGATGTTATAGATGAGCTTAGACTAGAGTTCAAGAAGCAAAAAGTGAAGGATCTTTCAGAAATTACTCATGAGAAAGTCAAGGCTCTTCTCAAAAAACTGGGCCGCTCGCGTTTCTACGAACATGTGCCATATATAACGACGATTCTCAATGGGATACAGCCTCCAACGATGAGTCAGACGCTCGAAGCCAAGCTCAGACTCATGTTTCATCAGATACAGAAACCCTTTGAGAAACATCGGCCAAAAGACCGAAAAAACTTTTTGTCTTATTCCTATGTTTTGTACAAGTTTTGTGAATTGCTTGGAGAAGATGATTTCCTGCCTTGTTTTCCCCTTTTGAAATCAAAAGAAAAGTTGTACCGTCAAGATGAAATCTGGAAGGGAATATGTGAGGAATTACGCTGGCAGTTCTTCAAGACAATATAATTTTGAAGTTAAAGTTTTAATAAACGCCTATATAAAATGAGTGATCTTGTAAAATGTTCCAGCTGCGTGAGACTTCCTCAGCCCAAGGAAAAATTTTTGGGCAAGGGAAATATCATATTAAAAACATGTGAGAAATGCCGGGAAAAGAGTACTAGAAATAGTTCAACTCCATTCGCAAAGGAAGTGAGGGCTCGGTGGAATGAAGAGAACAGAGAAATTATGAGACCAAAAAGACTCGCTCTTGCTCATAAATGGATAGCGAAACAAAAGGCAACCGATGAAGTCGGATATAATTCCAGGATTCAGGCAGTCAGAAAGAAGTCAGCGACAACAAAATTAAGGAGTATAAAGTCTAACGCAATTAAGAGGAATATAGAGTGGGAACTTGACGACGAGGAAGCAATAATTTTAATAAAGTCGGAATGCATATATTGTGGTTATTGTGATAACAGTACCAATCTCAATGGAATAGATCGTCTAGATTCTTCGAAGAATTATCAAAAGAATAATTGTGTTTCATGTTGTACTCATTGCAATATAATGAAAGGATGTTATGATCCAGATACCTTTATACAAAGATGTCGTAAGATAGGACAGTGTCAACAGTCATTTCCTGAAATTACTAAGTGTGACATAGCCAGAACATTGAATAGAAAACCAAAGGAATTTAATGAGACCGCTTCCGCTTCCCAAGAGCCATCAGATTCTTCGCCCCTTGGCGCATCGTCCTAGATGGCCGACGAGCGCTCGCCGCCACCTTGGCTGCTTTGGCCGCCACGCTATTGGCCTTGTGTGCCATCTTCAGGTACTCCCGCTTCTCCTTGAGAGTCAGGGGAGCATTAGATTTGCGAACTTTGCTAATGAGACCCTTTACGCGGGTCTCCTCAGCTTTTACCGCTTGGCGCTTTTTGTAAGACATGTGTGCCCTTTTGAGTCGGCTACCTGCCGTTCGCAGGCGGGCAGCGCTCCGTCCCAGAGCCCCTACGACGGCCGTGGATGCTCGCCGAGCCACGGATGCTAGTGCCACTGCTCCCGCCTTGACCGTCTTGATTCCGTGACCTATCGCGTTTTGGACACGGACGACAATTCCAAAAACCTGGCGCACCTTGGCCTGTCCAGAGCGATACATGGCTGCAATGACCCGTGCGGATAGTCGGAGGAAAACCTTGGCAGTTGCCGTCGACATCTTGACACCCACCTTGGCGACAACCAAGAGGGACTTGGCGGCCGCAACCACAACAGGTCCGAAAACGCGCGCGCCTTTTTCCACAATATGCAGGCACAATAGAACCATGAATGTATAAAATCCAAATTTGGCATAGGGTGTTGCGCGTGCAATAAATCCAGAAATCTCCCTGCCCATCTCACTAGCCATGGCGACAAGAGCCGCCCCTGTCGCTGCGTTGAGTCCAGCAGTAGGAACCTGAACCGTCACTTGAGGGGCGGCCGGACCCAAAAGCCCGCCCCTGGCCGCACCAAGGACGGTCTGGGCTACGCCGTGTCCGAACGCGGCTGCGGTCGCGAGCCGACCCGCACCATCTGGTGCGATCATAGCCATTTACTTTTTAACAATATTTGTTTTGAAACGGCTCGCAAACTTTGTGCGAATAAACTTGGCGTCTTGCTTGTAGATGCGGCTGGCTCGTGGCAGGTGGCCCTTGGTCAGCGTGCTGATGGCCACGAGGCGACGCACTACGGCCCGTGGCTCCTCTTTGCCCACATGGACCGCCTTGCTGAGCGCCCTGTGACGGTCCTTGGTCGCCTCGACTGGGTGGTAGCCATAGCGAGTAAGCATACCCTTCTTGAGCGGGCCGATACGACGCAGGGGCTGACCAGCAGTGCCGACATCATAAGCAGGGACCGCCTTGACGCGCGTCTTGCTCGCCTTCCGTATGTAAGAATAAGCCTTCCGACCCTTGCTCGCCTTCACGTATATAAGCTTCGAGCCGTTCTTCCGTATGTGTCCAGTTCGGATTGTATGCTGCATTTATTAGTGGACAAGATTTTTGTCCATCACAGAAGAGACGGAGTCTATCCGCACTAAAGTCGAATAGGTCGATATCTGAAGTATCTATTTTGTACGATTGAATTGGGCTCTTGTGTCGCAGTCTCAATGCAGAATTAAATAAATTCATTATAAAACTTGCTAAATTTTTAGTTGGCCGAGGGGCTGACTGTACTGTCTGTATGGCCAATGTTTCCCAGTGGGGTCGGTCTATAAAAGGCATGGAGGGCACCTCTTCATGCATCGCCCCATCTACATACCGCCAAGGACCAATAAGTACAGCTGAGAATATCAAAGGGACGGCTATAGACGCGGAAATAACTTCCGTCACGGACTGGTTTGGATGTGATTTATGAGAAAAATACGCGGTCTCACACCTATCTATACAAAAGGCTGACACATAGAGGTCAATAGGTCGGGCCTTGTACAACTGTTCAAAGGTCATGTCCTTCACTCCAAAACTTTTTAAAAATATTGTTTGTAAAATTTTCTGTATCCGTTCAAGTGGTATCAATCCGAAATGTAATAATAAGTTTTTTATATTTGGTTTCATGACAGACTTGATAGGAACTTTAAGGGAAAAGTCGAGAATTTCTGGAATGTCTCCCTTTAGAACAACCCAGAGAAGCGCGAGTATGGAACCTGAGCTACACCCGCTCAAGGCCCTAATATCTGAAGTATCAATTTGTGACAACTTTCCAAGAAATAGATAAAAAGCCATTGCTCCTGGACCTATTATGAGGTTTCGGGGACGCATGTTCTCTAGTAGTACTTTGGAAACAAAATACGAACATAAGAAAACACGACGAGGAACAAGAGCCCCTTGGTGACTATAGCCGTGGGAGTCTCCAGAGGTAACTCAATCTTTTCAAGAATAATAGTGAGAATTCCTGGGACGATAATGTCAGCCATGGTCACATTGTGCTTGAGAACGTACTTGATGATTATCCAAGAAAGAAGTGGCACAAGCAAAAAGGACAGACCATGCGTTACGGGTGATACTTGGCTTATCATAAACAGGGTGGCGGGAACAGCCACCTTTGATGCCGCTAGGTCAGGTAGCATTTACTCTAATTCGATATAATATTGCAGCCAATTCTGAAAGCTCTGGGGGTCGAACATATCCTTGTGATGGAGACGCCGATGGAGACGCATGATATCCATGCGGATGGTGCAGTCCGACCAGAACCTTTCTGCATCATGTAAAAGTTGTGTATATTCCACGACTCCATAGCGATGCTTGATTCTGTAATAATTGTCATTCACAAACTCCTGAATAATCACGACATCTGTATAAATTTCATCACTATACAGTGCCTCGAAATCTTCTGGATGCAAGGGTTCTGGACTCTCTTCACAGTCAGAGTCGGAGTTATTAATCTCCTGGTCTGGCCGCCTGAACAGAGCATCGCGTGAGTACTCGTCTCCGAGACCCATTGTAGTTAGTTTATTATAGGTTTTTACCTTTAATATCCAATACTCATGCAAACCTTGCGAGGGCGAGGCGCATCTAGGGGAGTGGACAATATTGTACTCGGGAGTGCGAAAGAACGCCTGTTCCAATTCCGAGTAGGATTGGCCATCTTGTTCTTTAGCCAGCACCGGTTCTCCCGTGCATTCATAACAAATCCGACGCATCCTGGAGAGTTATTACACTCTGTGGCGCATTGCTGGCGATCGTTAACATTTAATGATTTTATGGTATTACCCACATGATTGACAGTCCACGCCCTATTTGTATAGGCGGCGGCAGGTGGCATCTGGGTGGCAGGGGTGGTAATAGAAGCCGCAGCTGGAGCAGTGGGCGCCGCGGCAGGTGGCATCTGGGTGGTGGTAATAGAAGCCACAGCTGGAGCAGTGGGCGCCGCGGGCATGGCGGCGATGGTTCCAGGAGGCGCGTCATAATAGCCTGATGACTCACCTAGAGTCATCCACGCTATTATAAGAACAAGTCCAAAAATTACCCATGGGGTGATCTTACTGGCCTTCATTATATTTATACTTTATTTTTTTTCATTTTTCAGACCAGTTACACTTACAGATGTCACGTCCTTGGTTGGTTGGGCCGCCTCAATGGCCTCAATGGCCTGATCTACCCGAGCCCCATCATTATTGAAAAATTTCAATAAACCAGTACGAATAACCTGCTTGGTAATAGCCCCCTTGGATGTTTTCTTCTTCAGGTTGACCTTTACCGTATCCTTAACCTTCACCGTGTCAATATCATTCGTATCCATATGCTGAGTGATTTGAGCCTTGAGTTCCTTCTCGCGCTTATTGAGTGCAGAGAGATCCTGACGAGCAGCGGCCAAAGTGAGCTTGAGACCGATCCACTCTTTCATGGCTTCAGAGAAATCCATTTGTTATTATTTGTGAAAGAAATGATGGGAAAGGGGCGCGCTTACTGATACTCTGGGCTAATCTCAAAGTGTGGGCGCATGGTATCTGGGGGAATGGTGCTGAGGTTAAAGATTGATACTGGAGTCCGTGGATTAATGGGCTCTGAGCGGAAGTCACGGTTAGCATTGCGAAGCACTCCGCCAATCGTCTCTGGGTAGCCAATTTGGCTACGAGGGTCTAGGTAGTTCTGACCCTTGAGGATGGCGTCTGGGGCGAACTTGCCAAAATCCTCCATGACGGTAATCTCACGGGGGATGAGGCCTGCAGCGCTCACGTCATAGTCCATACCATTAGCGGCCATCGGGCCAGCGGAGGCTGCGTTGTATGTTGCGCCAGGGCGATCAGGGTCGCCACCTGAAGGACCTGCGTAGAAGCTAGACTTGGGCCAGAACAGAGCAGCCAAAAGTACCACGAGCAGGACAATCGCCACTACAGTCTTGCGGGGAGGCATTTGTTATTATGTGCATACTTTTTTCTGGAGCTAGTCGACATAGTCGGCTGGATCCTCCTCCTCGACCTCGGCCTCGATCTCATCCTCGAACATGTACTGGGTAGGGAAGGATGGCGGGCGAGCTCCGCCGCGGACCCGGGCCTGGATCACACGCCAGACTGGACCAAAGGACTTCTTGAGGAACCACAGACCAGCCAGCTCGACGAACAGATCACACTGGGACCCGGGCTCCACTGCCGAGAGCTCAATAGGCTCCTTCTGGCTGTTGAATGCCTTGGTCACCACTTCGCCCTTGAGCTTGGATAGGCTGGCGCTCAGGCATCCGTCCGTGACGCTTCCCTGAAAAGCGGCCTGGATGGTGTCATCACTGAGCTCGCGCCCAAACCAGGCCACCTTTGACTCCTTTGCCTTGGCGACAATCTCCTCATCAATAGCCGAGAACTTATCATCTGGAACCTCAATGGTCAAAGAACTCGTAAGGCCCTCCTGGACCTTGACGTTATTCAACTGCATCATCTGACCAGTGATCTTCAGAAAGTAACGACCATCGGGCAACTTCTGGGGAGATGAGAACTGCATTATGTTTTACTAACTAAAATATTCTTTAAGATTAATGTGCAGCATAGACTGCCAATGTTTGCCGGGTCCTACTGGAACATTCTGCGGATGGATAGGAAAGGCGGATGGAATTGTCCGTCCGTGCGATCCTGGGTGCTGTCAACCAACGTGTGATGGCCCACCCCCCTCAAATCTGAGTCAGTACCAAGCAACCACTGGAGTGGGACTTCCCCCCGGGTTTGGTGCAAACTTGATGACGAGCGAGAGGGCGTCCAAATTCAAACTAGAGTCTGACTTTAAAAATGTTCAGCCAAATTACGGACCTCCTTATCATACTAGATTCTTCTGGTTGCTTTTTCTCGTCGGAGTCATGGTTCTCATGTCCTTATTCCTGGTTTAAAGAGACTCGCCCTGTATATAATAGAAATGGCCACCCTTGACACTCTTGCTCTTGACATCGCCGCCGTGCAGAAGGACCTGAAGGCTCTGCGGAAGATGGTCCGCAAGGTCATCGGAGACATCGAGGATCCCACGGGTGAGAAGAAGGAGGCTCGTACCAAGAACAACGGCTTCAACAAGCCCCAGGTTGTGACGGATGCCCTGCGTTCTTTCCTGAGCCTGGGCTCCGACGAGTTGATCTCTCGTTCCCAGGTGACCAAGGCGGTAAATGCCTATGTGACTGAGAAGGAGCTGAAGAAGGGCCAGAACATCACCCTGGATGCTCCTCTACAGGCTCTACTAAGCCCCCCAGAGGGCACTCAGATTACCTTCCTGAACATTCAGAAGTTTCTGAACCAGCATTACGTGAAGCAGGACAAGCCTGCTCCTCCGCCAAAGGAGCCCAAGGCTCCCAAGGAGACTCCAGTGGCCGACAAGCCACCGCGTCCCAAGGTGAAGAAGGTGGCACAGTAAAGGCTTAAAAATATAGATAGTGTAATAATAAATATGGAGGTTCCGACTGGTCCTCCCAGAAGTGTATTGGATGCACTTGTGGGAACTAAGGTGAAAAATACAGACTATTATCTTCGTGCATTTACCCATAAATCAGCGCTCAAAAGATACGAGGGCCTTCAGTCGTCGTATGAAACGCTCGAATTTATGGGTGATTCTGTGCTAGGTTTTGTCGTGACAAAATGGCTCTTTGACCGTCACGAGAAGGAGCAAGAGGGTTTTCTGACCAAGGCGCGCACAAAGATGGTCCGCGGAACGACCCTGTGTGAAATAGCCAAGGAACTCTGCTTTGACAAATGGATACTCATGGATGAGAAAGGTATACGTAACGGCTGGAACACCAATCCCAAGATCCTAGAGGATGTCTTCGAGGCATTCGTTGGCGCCATCTATCTTGACCTTGGAATGGTTTATGCAAAACAATTTATTTTAAAATCTTTTGAAAAAATTGAAACAGATGTGAACTACGACGACAACTACAAGGATCAGCTCATGCGCTGGTGCCAGGCGGAGAAGATAGACTTGCCAGAGTACAGGGTCGAGGGAAATATCAATGGAATATTTGCCGTGTCATTAATAGTAGATGGCGCAAAGATGGGCTGTGGCTATGCAAGTACCAAAAAGCAAGCTGAGCAAAACGCAGCCGAACTCTTACTTAAGACCGACAAGCGGTTTAAGAGGAAAGGATCCGATGCAGGACCAACAAAATCGCGACGGGATGGAGAGTCGAGTAGCGGAGTTGCTGAACAGAAAGTACTTCGAACAGAGAAGTGATGAATGGCTTGCTCTCCGTGAGAACATGCTGACGGCCAGTGATGTAGCCAGTGCACTAGGACATAACCGATATGAAAAGCCAGATGATCTTTTAGTAAAAAAAGTTTTGAAAAAAGCTTGGGCAGGAAATGCGGCAACCGCACATGGGACACTTCTTGAACCAATTGCCCGTGATATGTATGATGAACGGACGGGTCGAAAGACACACGAGATTGGCCTCGTGCAGCACCCCAAGTACCCTTTTTTGGGTGGTTCGGCTGACGGCATCACAGAGGATGGTCTTCTTATTGAGATAAAGTGCCCACTGACACGCAAGATTGAGGACAAGGTCCCCGAGCACTATCTTCCACAGATTCAACTTTTACTGGAGATTTTAGACTTTGAAGACTGCGACTTTGTTCAGTATAGACCCGCAACCGTCAAATACGCACGGACAAAGGGGCCATGTGAGGAAAGCGGGAATGCCCCTATAGACGCGGAAATACCAGTTGCCGAGATATTCATGGTGACCAGGGTCACCCGAGACCGCTCTTGGTTTGAAAAACACATCAAGACGATGCAGGAATTTTGGGGGAGAGTCGAACACTCTCGTAAAAACGGGTTGTGTGAAGTTGAGTGGGATGATCCGCCAGTACATCAAATACATTGCGAAGTTGTAGAAGATGTTCCACAAAACTGCTCCGAGCCTTGGGTGGAAGTGTCCGCACAAGCCCAAGTTCATGGTTTGCAAGGAGTGCCACGGGAACTTTTGTGCGAGGTGCATTCAGCTTGAGGTGCATTATTGCCCCAATCTGGAAGCGCGTTCCAAAAACGAAAAAGATATATTGTCATCAAAGCTTGTCAAGGTGGTGGCTGATAAAGTGATCCGATTTTAACGCTTCAGCCGCGTGATGGCGTATGCTATAGCAGCCAAGACAAACACGAGAAGCATTGGGTTAGAGCTCTCACTCCGTCGGCGCCTGATGTAGTCTGGTAGCTTCTGGGACCCGATAAAGTCTTTATCGTAGACGTAATTGAAGTTGACGTCAGGTAGTACCCAAGACGCCTCGCCGTCCCAGTTCTGGTACTTTCGGGCTGGAAAGGCTGGAAAGGGGGCTGTGGGCTTGCCAGGCATCGTGTTGAACCACATATTACTCGCGTCATTGAGGGCCATCACGTCAAAGTGCTTGAGATCGCGATTAGTATCAAGTCGATCAGAAGTCACGGATGTGTCGTAAGGGCGTGTAAAGGTTCCATCTGGCTGCCAGTTATGAGACCCGTCACTGGACACACCGTATGTACCCGTCCACGTGTACGGGTTGAAGCGGTTGATGCTCAGGTCGTCGTCTTGCATAAGCGCCGTGGCCATTAATAGACGCCTACATTTTCTTTGTAGATCTTGCCCTGGACCTTTTCACGGTGAAGGGACCACATCTGATCGAGGTCGATATTCAGCATGCCTGCAAGTTGAAAGAGATAACTGAAGACATCTCCCATTTCCTGAGTGACATCCGTACCCTTGTCTTTCTTGAGCCCAGTCTTGCGATAGGTCCTTAGCATTTGACGTATAGCGCTGGCCAACTCACCGCTCTCTTCAGTGTAAAGCATCCATACAGTACTTATTGTCGCCTTGTCCCACCCCTTGTGCTTGCACATCTGCATAGTCTCATCTCGATATTGATTCATAGTTGGTATATTAGCCTAGGACCTGTTTATCTTTGCAAGCGGCACTCTAAACCTGATGACGAGGAATATACACGCAAAGAGTAAGAGCATTTCCGTCGCCAACTTCCAGTTTTCTATAGTTTCTTTACTGGCTCCTCGAGCAGCTACCCGAGGCTCCACCACTGCGTTACTAAAGAGGCGGGTGGCCCGATCAATTGCGAAAAAAATGAAAAATCCTACGAGGATATCATCAAGTGCCTTCATAAAATATCAGACTATATTAATGGCAAATAGATATGTTGGGGCCCTGATGAATTCCCGCGAGCAAGCGCACATCTTCCACCTGCAGACGAACAGCTACGCTCAGCACAAGGCCCTGGAGAAATACTACGAAGGGATTGTCCCTTTGCTAGATGACTGGGCCGAGGCATACATGGGCAAGTACGGCCGTCTCCGCCGAGTTTCAATAAATAAAAGATTTTTTAAAAATCCAGCCAAGGCTAAGGATTATTTCAAGGCACTTCTGTCTCGTGTTCGGGCTATTAAACTCCCCAAGGACACCTATCTGAAAAATATTCAGGATGAGATTGTAGCTCTTATTCGTAAAACTTTGTATATGCTTTCTTTGAAGTAAGTATCAGAATCCAAACTTGAAGTTCTGGGGCAGCTTGTTACCGTATGTGCTGGTGCTGGTGGGACGTGGGTCTGGCACGGGATTGGCCATAATGTCTCGAATATAGACGAGCTGCTGGAGAACTCCCGACTCGACTGTCTGGGCAGCCTCAGTCACCACAGCCCGATTCATAGTATCAAGCTGAAACCTGACATTGGTGTTTGGGTCTCCGCGCATATTCACAAATACCTTCTTCATCAAGGACTGGAGATCGGAATCATTCTGTCTATCGATAGTATACCCCGTACTGGCCTTGACCTTCTGAATGATTGCCTGATGAATCTGCTCTCGGTTAAATTCAGAGAAAAAAGCAGTGTCTAGCGGCGTGGGAAGATACTTGGTCGCCATTACTAAAGGGCGGCATAAAAAAATAGACCACTTGTAATGCAAATGAAAGTCCTCAAGCGTGATGGTTCCGTGGAAGAAATGCTCTTTGACAAGGTCACTTCTCGGATCCGAAAATTGTGCCAAGGACTGGATGTAGCCCCAGACCGTGTTGCCCAAAAAGTATTTTCAAATATGTACGATGGAATTCATACAAGTGAGATTGATTCTCTGAGCGCTGACGTGGCTATAGACCTGATGACGGAAAATCCCGACTACGAGACCCTCGCTACCCGACTGACGGTGAGCAACATGCACAAGACAAGTCCGACGTGTTTCTCGGATTGTGCAGTGGGCCTGTACAAAAAGGGTCTCGTGAGCGAAGAGTTTATCAAACACGTGACCCTGGCACTCGACTCTGAGATTGTTCACGAGAATGACTACTCGTACGGGTTTTTCGGTCTCAAGACTTTGCAGAGGAGTTATCTGTTACCCGGAGAGACTCCTCAGTATATGATTATGCGAGTCGCCGTGGCTATTCATGGCGGAGATTCTGTTCGCGTAAAAGAGTCTTATCTCTACATGTCTGAAAAATACTTTACACACGCCACCCCTACCCTATTCAATGCTGGAACCCCAAGGCCTCAAATGAGCTCATGTTTTCTTGTGGCCATGAAGGATGACTCGATTGAGGGCATTTACGATACTCTCAAGGAGTGCGCCCAGATCTCCAAGTGGTCGGGCGGGATAGGTATTCACTGTTCGAATGTGAGAGCCCGTGGAACACCCATCAAGGGGACGAATGGGGTGGCGGACGGACTCGTGCCTATGCTCAGAGTATTCAATAACACCGCTCGGTACGTGAACCAGGGAGGAGGAAAGCGCAAGGGCTCTTTCGCCGTCTACCTCGAGCCATGGCACGCGGATATTCTAGAGTTTCTGGAGTTGCGCCTGAATCAAGGCGACGAAGAGTCTCGGTGTCGTGATCTGTTCACGGCCCTCTGGATTCCAGATGTGTTCATGAAGGCGGTGGAAAAGGACGAGGATTGGTGGATCATGTGTCCTCACGAATGCCCGGGCCTGCAGGATGTGTATGGGGCGGAGTTTGAGGAACTCTATGCCAGATACGTCATCAGGGGCAAGTTTCGCAAAGTTCTGAAAGCTCGCCAGATATGGGACGCCATCCTTCGGTCTCAGATTGAGACGGGGACTCCCTACATGTGCTACAAAGACGCGGCCAACGCCAAATCGAACCAGAAGAATATAGGCACCATCAAATCGAGCAATCTCTGCACGGAAATTATGGAAGTCTCTGGACCAGATGAGACGGCCGTATGCAACCTCGCCTCTCTGAGCCTACCCGCCTTTGTCAAGAGTTCTGGAGACTACGATTATAAGAAACTCCATGCAGTGACGCGAGTCGTCGCGCGGAACCTTAACCGCGTTATTGATCGCAACTACTACCCGACAGATGCGGCTCGCAAGTCGAACCTCAGGCACCGTCCCATTGCTATAGGTGTACAAGGATTGGCCGACGTCTATATGATGCTCGGCCTATCATTTGACGAACCACACGCTCGTCAGTTGAACAAGGCTATATTCGAGACAATATATCATGCAGCCCTGACGGAGTCGTGTGAACTGGCCAAGGAGGAGGGGGTCTACGAAACTTATGAAGGTTCCCCGGCATCTGCGGGTATCTTACAGCTTGATATGTGGGAAGCTGAACCAAGCATGTACAACTGGGACGCCCTCAAGGAGAAGATAGAAGTCCGCGGGCTCCGAAACTCTCTTTTGGTTGGACCTATGCCTACCGCATCCACTGCCCAGATTCTTGGGAACAACGAGGCATTTGAGCCATATACTACAAACCTGTACCTGCGTCGAACCCTTGCGGGAGAGTTTGTCATGATCAATAAGCATCTTGTTCGCGATCTGCAGAAGCTTGGGGTGTGGTCAAAGGGTGTCAAGAATCAGATTATCGCGTCTAATGGCTCGGTTCAGGACCTTCCAGGGCTCCCACAAAAGCTCAGGGATATTTACAGAACTGCGTGGGAGATTCCACAGAAGAGCCTCTTGGATATGGCTGCAGACCGCGGGGCATTTATAGATCAATCCCAGTCTCTGAACATATTCATGGAGAGTCCCACCACCGCCAAGCTCAGTTCAATGCACATGTACGGATGGCGAAAGGGTCTCAAAACAGGAATGTATTATCTTCGGACCCGCTCAAAGGCCCAGCCAATCAAGTTTACGATTGATCCAGCTGTGCTCGCGTGCTCGCGTGAAAATCCAGAGAGTTGTCAGATGTGTTCAGGATGATACCGACTCGAGAAACTCATGAGGATTAAATAACTTGAAAACCAAAAAATCGAATTTAAAAGGAGCCGAGCTCATAGGTTAAATGGAAAAGTGTTGGAGAAATCTTCCGAATGATCTAGCCCTAAAGATTATAGATGAATCTGGGGACATTGATCTTCGTAGAGCGTTTGGCTTCAAGCCCCGAAAGCTCAACGAAGACCGTGGATGGAGACTATGGTACCTGCTCAAGTCCCATGATGGGCTTGTTTATAATTTAGACACTCGGTCTCTTCATATACTTCGGATACCGGGTTGTCACGTCGTCAGAAGACCTATAGATTTAGACTATTTTGACGGCGGGTCATGGATATTCAATCAGGGGAGCAATTCGCATACCGTTGAGATTACAACCTCCACGGGCAAGTATTGCTTCATCCCGGATGCTTCTGATTATTTTTATACAGAATTAAGTGTTCTCCTCAAGGGCTCCGGGCTCGCGCGGGTGATAAATTTCTCCGGTAGTACACGATAAGTTTACCAACTTTTACTGGCGTCAACTTGGTGTACACTGTAAATCGTCCCTTTTGCTTCTTTGTGTACTTACTCGGGGACGGGGACGGGGACTGTCTGATGGTATTAAGACCAGAAGGGCGCCGAGTTGCGCTCGGACGATAGAGATGTGCATGCTGTCCTTTATATTTATGAGGCATCTTACTTAAAACTAACAAACAAAATAAATATAAATATGCCCAAATGGAATGAAGTGAATATGGAGTATCTGGAGATTGAGACGGGCCGAGGACGACCAAAGTTTAGTCTCGGCGGCGGGCAACTAAAATTTCAATTGCCTCGGGGAACATGTCAGTGGGGCTATAATCCAGAATATAAGTCGTTTCAGGTGAGTATATGCGACGCCGCCTTTATCGAGTGGTTCAGGGCCCTTGAACAGAAACTCTGCACGGATACTCCCTATCGCTCGAATCTCAAAGATGGTCAGTTGCGCCTAAAGGCGGACGATTCCACTTTATTTTTTGGACCAGATGGGATTCTTTTGGCGGACGGCCCAGAACGCATGAAGGGTGCGGATGTTTCATGCATTATGGAAATTTCTGGTTCGTATTTTTTCCAAGATGTTTATGGCCTGACATGCCGCGCGAATCAAGTGCGCATTTGGAATGAAACCTTTGGAGCCGAGAGCGATATAGGATCCCCTCCTCCTGTTATTAGCCGCAGGGCTCTTTTGGACGATGATTAATTTACATCAGCGCCTTGGCAGTCTTGTATAGTTCAGATCCCTTCTTAGGGAAGGCCATCTCGCCCTTGGGGATTCCTAGTTCTTTTTTGGCCTTTCCTACAGCCTTTATCCAAGGGTTTGTCTTTGCACCCTTAGCCTTGTCCTTACTCACAATCTCCCCCGTCTTGGGATTGCGCTTAAGGTCCTTCTTCACGAGGCCACCCGTCGTGTGATGAGCCGTGCCGTTCATCACCTGAGCCCGTGAGCCCACCGCCTGAGTGTGCGACATTTATTATTATCCAACAAAATATTTCATATTTTCTGATTTTTCTTAATCAATGGAGAAAATAGTAACTTGTAATGACTCTCAGAAGCTCTTTTCGATGCGTGCGACCTGGGGTTTTCTGGGTCATGGGACTGGCGCCGGACCTGAAGGTGGTGACGCTGCGCAGCGACGATCGCGCGCCTTCGAGCCCGGTACGCACGGTCAAAAGCGGCCAGAGCATCCCTGTGCTTTTTAGCGAGCTGTTTCAATGTCATACTCTATGCCTTTGGAAATAATCTGGCAAGGAGGGACTTTTTCACTGGTGACTTTTTCTTCGGACTTAACAATTTTTTTATTTTGTTTTTTTCTGCAGGGGAAGCCATTGAGTTTTTGTTCACGAGACGTTTGATGGCGCGGGCAATCATATTGTTGTGGGCCTTGGCTAGGTATGCGTTATTCGCCAGGGTCCCTGGAGACTTTTTCATTTACTTTATACCAACTTTAATTAGGTGCCCATGGGTGACTGATGACGGACGCAGCGTCACCCGCCCACCGGTAACGGTCACTCATATCCTCTGGCGGGTAACTCACAGTCTTGAACCCAGATTTACCCATGAGAGAATAGTAGACAAGGAGAAGGACGAGAGCCATGACTATAATCCTCATTACAATTACACACTAAAAATCTTACGGACAGCCCTGGCTGTGACGCCACCCTTGAGCGTTGTGGGAAGTTGAGCCCTGATGCGCTCATCCTTGAGCACATCCGCGCAAACCGCCGACTTGTGACCCTGGAGCTCGATGATCGACTGTTCTATACTTGGCAAACCCCCCACCTCCGCGTAGATTAGCTTTTTGACCCAGACTTTGGCAGTTTGGCCATTTCTGTGCGCTCGGCAGATTGCCTGAAGCTCGGTAGCTGGGTTCCAGGCTGGGCAGGTAATGTAGACCCTTGTGGCCGACTGTAGATTGAGGCCGACTCCTCCCGCCTTGATCTGAATGAGAAATACAGGCGCAGGTTTTGCCTCGCTTTTTTGGAACTGCTCTATTCTCTCGGCCCGCTTGGCCGTGTCGATAGATCCATCTATTCTGTAGACGGGGATTCCCGCTGCATGGAGACGCTCGTGGATCTCATCCATCTCGCCCATAAACTGGCCAAAAACCAGAGTCTTTTCTTCGGGATGTTCGCTGATCATCCGCATCATGGTCTCTATCTTGACAGACCCCCCTGTCCAAGCCACAGGATCGCCACCATCCTTGATGGCCATGCCGTCCAAGTAGAGTTGGGGCCAGGCCATCACCTGCCTGACTCGCAGGAGGCACTCTATCAGCTCCATCTGATGGATATTCGCCTGCCCTTCCGCGAAAATCTCCTCGACCGTTTCCTGACTTTTTCTGTAAACCTCGCGGTACAGCTGAGCCTCTTCGATATTCATCTGGAGTTCAACCGTCTCAATATCACAAGGAGGGAGGGTGAAGCGCTCACAGTCCTGCTTGGTCCGACGAAGGAGATACTTGGCCCGTATATCATTTGTGTAGCACTGAATGTGACTCTTAGGGATTCCCACAAAGGCTCCGAGCGTCACAAAGTCTCGGATAGAATTGAAGATTGGCGTTCCCGTCACTACCCAGCGAATACGAGATGGCAAGACGCGGGCCGCCACGGTAGATTTTGCCTTTTGGTTTCGGATCTCATGTCCTTCATCGAGGATGATTCTATTCCATTCTACCGAGATGAGAGGGCAGATGGGGCCGCCCTTGCGCTGAGCGAGAACAGAGTATGGCGCAATAGTCACTTGAGACGTAGAGTCGAGGTGGCGCTTTGGCCCATCAAACAAATGAACCACCATGTGTGGCGCAAACTTGGCAATCTCCGCCTGCCACTGCGTAACGATAGATTTGGGTACGATAATGAGAGTCCGCGGAAGCGGATTGGCTATCATAGTCGCCACGAGCTGGACCGTCTTTCCCAGACCCATCTCATCACAGAGGAATCCGCCAGGGTAGTCATTTGCGCGCTCGCGGCCCAGGAGCCACTTGACGCCCTCGCGCTGGTGCTTGAGAAGGCGACCTTGGAGAGCCATTGAGTTTCTGATCCCGACCCACATGTCGGTCTCCGCCCTTAGGCACAGAACCTTTTTTCCCTGCCCCTAGTAGGATGGCTGATAATAGAGGCCTTGTCAAACTTCTTGCACAGAAGTTCAAGAATCTCACGAGTGTCCAGATAAGGAATGAGGTTCTGGCGGCTCCTCCCGCTACTCAGCCAGCCGCAGCCGCAGCCGCAGGCACTGTCATGCAAAAACAAAGTTATACAAATCTTTTAAAAGAAATTCCTGGAAAGATAGCAGCATCCTTGAAACTTTTGCTCGCCAAGAGCTCTCCTGCAACGCCGAAAGCACAGGAGGAAGGAGCAGCGGCAGGCCTGGAGGCGGCAGCGGGGCCTTCGCGGACAAGCCGCCTAGCCTGTGCTGTTACAGGCCTCGTTTCGCAGGTATATGAAAAAATAGAAGAGGCTCTAGGGCATCTACCAGCACTGTCTATACTCGGCCAGACTTCGGCCCGAGTGCCCATCTGGAGCGAGCGTTACGGGCGCGTCACACCCAAGCTCGTCCAGACTCTCACGGACAAGTTTGGACCCGTGAAAGCTTCTGCAATTTTAGGAAAATTAGCAAGTAAACGGTTCCCACGAGTCGCCCCCTTTCCAGAAAGGTACACTCGGACCGACATGCTCGCCCTCTCAAATGTCCTGCCAAATAATGTTTTTAAAAATTTACAAAAATATATTATTGCCAAGACGCCACGGGTCTCAGTGAACAACTCGCGTTATAATAGCCGCTCGGAATCATTTCTCAAAAAATTCCTGGCTGCTGGGGTGAAATGGGACGTTGCCGCACGAGCTGCACATGTTCTCGCCTCTCGCGGTTCGCGGGTGTCTTGGTCTCGTCCCAGTACCCCTGGTTCTATAAAAAAATACTTGCCCAACATTAGTATAATGGGACCGTTTCGGAAAGCGGTGCAAATGGTATCCAACGCCCGTACACGGTCTGGAATATTGGCGGGAATAAACGAGCTTGAAAAAGCGGGAGTGCGGCAAGTGTGGACAACCGCGATTAGGCACCGTCTACGCACAGCAAAGACACAGGAAAACTTTGAAAAAATTTCAAATGATTTTGCAAAGGCGGTGGAGGCTCAGGCGACGGGGAACACGACGGGGGCGGCTGCAGCGGCGGCGAGCTCCAACGGTGGGCCCGTAGGCAGGGGCGTTTCAATAGCCTTTGGCGGGAAGACTGGACAGAACTGGGCGCAGAATGTTGGAAATAAAAGCCTTGACAATATGTCACTGGAAACTCTTGTGAGCCTGCGCCGCAAGTACCCGTCAAAGAAGGAGGATATAGACCGGGCCCTAGGGCCCAAGGTTGAGTCCCTCCTGAGCCGCAATAGCCGTTACGGAACAAGCGGAATAAAGACTATTCTGAAATTTATGAAGAATGCCCCGAACCTTCCAGGGAAGGATCGCGTCTATGACCTTATCGAGCAGCGCATGCAGGACATTGAGTACGAGGCGCGTAATAATCCAGTCACGGCCAAGGAAAAGCTCCGGCGGTTCAAGTCGGCCATAGGTTACAGTGGAGGTCTTTTTGGTAACCGAAATATCGGGCGTATTTTTTCCAATGCTGAGCAGGAGTACAACAGAAAAATAGCAGATAATAGGAGGAGAAAGATGAATGAGAGCCGCAACCGCCGCGGCCTCCCGCCCTTGCCCAACAACTGGCGGGGATTCCCGTCCCTGCCCAACAACCGGCGCCCTCTAGGAAATGCGGGTGTCTTCCGTCCTCCTCCAAACCAGCCAGTGCCCAACCTGCGCGGCCCTCCCAATACGGCCCCGCCTCTCAACCTGGGCCCTCCCCTGAATATGGGAGAGACCAAGGCGATCAATAACGTTGGTGGGCCCAACAGGGCTCTCAATCTAGTGCAGAATGCAGGCGGGCCTAACAATATTCTACGAGCGGCCAATCAGCTCAAGGAGGCTGGAGGTTCTCCCGAGATGGCGGTGGCCAAGGGGGCGAACGCTAAGAATATAAAGATTGTCCTGCAGCTCGGAGGAGCCAACAATGCGGCCAAGGTGGCGACTGCCGCGCCCAAGCTACGAAAGCGCCGATATTCGAAAAAGGCGAAAAAGTCCAAGACCAAGGGCCGCCCCAAGGTGGCCGCGATAAAGAAGCTCCTGCGGTCCCTGCCCAAGAAGAAGCTTCTGGCAGTTTTGCCCAAGAGTAATAAGGCGGCCCTAGCCAACAAGAACAAGGCCAACGTGGCGACCCGGGTTACGAGCTACCTGACTGGCCGAACCAAGAAAAAGTGAAAGAAGGCCAGGTCCTGTGCCCAGGGGGCTTAAAGCCCTGAACTACTGTTTAAGTAATATACAAGATGGAAGACACCTTCCGCTACATCCTCACGCTCGACGAGGTCAAGAAGGCTCACCCCGAGTCTTCTTGGGTCCGTATCACGACCGTGACGATGATTGCCAAGTTTGAGAGGGACCTTGACCTGCCCTCATTTCGCGAAAACTTCAAACCAATCAGGATCCGAACCAAGGGTTCTTCATTTGGCGGTTTTGAGTGGAACCTGAAAAAGACTACGTTCTACAACCAAGTAACTATCTTCACGCGTGACCAATACTCGAACAAGAGCATCAAGCTCTTTCCCAACGGCTCCGTGCAGGTCGCGGGCTGCTCGGATCTGCTCGACTGCCAGCGGATAGCCCGTGAGGTGAACTTTATCGTGGGTCAGGTCTTGCCGACTGATGTTCCGAATCGCCTGCTCCCCGAGACCATCAGCGTGAAGATGATCAATACAAACTTTTCTTTGAATTCTTCAGTCAACCTAAGCAAGGTTATCACCGCTTTTGGAGGGTCTATCAAAGATTCTGCTGCTAGTTGGCTGCGAGGCGAGATAAGAAAGTATTATGATCTTGGAGACCATGCTCGTGTGAAAAAACTAGAGAAAAAACTCGCCAATCTCGATAACGAAGCAGATGATAGCAAGTTCCTCGTCACCTTTGACCCAGACCGATACAGCGCCGTCAAGGTCAAGTTCTGCCCAGCCCCAGGCATGAAGCGGGTCACGGCGAGCATCTTTTCCACCGGCAAAATCATAGTCACGGGAGCACAGACGCTCAAGGAGATTGCTTTGGCCTACAGGATTATCAACCAGGTCCTAGCACCAGCATCCGTACGTCTGGGCGCATCAGACAAGAAGGACAATTTTGAGACGATCCTCGGTCACAAGTTTAGTGAGTGGGTTCCGAAGCTTCAGGCGGACGGACGGAAGGCGTGGTCGTCTTAGTTTTTTCCTACGCTTACAGTAAATGTCTACGCGACTTGGAATGGGCGAGGGCCGATGTCTCACCTCCTACCTTTCGAGCAAGCAATCGAACGACGTCATCATGGCCCGTAACGGCATCCAGTTCGAGGACAACTACCACTACCGCCAGTTCCTGCAGAACGGCGGAATACAGGCGCTGAACATGCCGTTCCGCAATGCCGCATGTGGCGCACCTGTTCCAGTGGGCACGGCGGCTTTAAAAAATGGCAACCTTAATGTTAAATGAAGATTGTGATCGACGGAAACATAGGCGCGGGCAAGACGACCCAGTTGAACCTTTTGAAGCGTCTTGGAGCGAGGGTGTTCAAGGAGCCGATCGAGGAGTGGCCTCTCAAGGAGTTTTATGAAAATCCCAAGAAGGGAATATTTCCCTTGCAAATGGCCGTCCTCAGGACTGTCTGTGACCAGGGACCAGGCATCTATGAGCGCTCGCTCCTCAGCTCGCGGTGGGTATTTTGGGAGTGGGCCAAGACGCGAGAACTAGTAGAACATGTCGAGACATATGAATATTTTTATGATAAACATGTGTGGTCTCCCGACCTATACATATACTTAGACAAGTCTCCAGACGAGTGCTATCTTCACGTGAGTGGGCGCCATCAGACGGGCGACGATAAGGTAACCTTGGGCTATCTGAATGAGCTTGATTTATTATACAAAGATCTCCACAAAAAAGTCGGCTGTCGGGTTCACATTGTAGACGCCTCGCGTAAACCTGAAGAAATTCATGCAGAAATTTTACATATTATAAATAATAATGAGCGCTCTGAGGTGCTCTTCTGTGACTGCCCAGGGGACAAAGTGCAAGAACATGGCGAGCCACGAAGGAAAATGCAACGCGCATCTTGCCCAGACGTGTGCCGTGTGTCTTGAAGACATCTCCAGAAGTTCGCAGAAACGCCTATCGTGTAAGCACGTGTTTCATACCAAGTGCATTTTCACCTGGTTTGAAACGTCCGACGAATGCCCCCTCTGCAAGTCTGAGCAGGACGCAGACCCCATCATCGTCTTTAAGCGTCACGTGGAGGAGAACCTCCGCCTTAAATATAAAGATGCTATCAAGTCTCTTGAGTCTGAACTGTCCCGAGCGCGGCGAGCCTAGAAAAACTTAATAAAAGATGTATTTTATGGAAACGTGCCTGGGTGTGACGGCGGCTGGTTCCCGTTGTAGAAACCAGCCAGGCACTGGTCAGACAAGGTGTCACATGCATAGGGATGATGGGTCGCAGTGTTCGGTCTGTTTACAGTCCCTCACCCGTGCGACACGGACCTTGCCGTGTGGTCATGAGTTCCATCTCAAGTGTGTCGACCGCTGGAAGAGATCTTGCAGGGGTGACGCAACTTGTCCGATGTGCCGCACACCCTTTGATCTTCCAAAATATAGAGTACGTATAGTTATAGACCGAGTAGCCGAGGCGACCCATGAGGTCCGTTCTTATGTTACTTCGAACATCCACGCCATACGAGAAGAGTTTGGTCTGGATCTTCGAGTTCTCGAAGCGCATGAAGAGGCGAGCCTTAATATACTTTTTGAACTTGCCGACCACGAAAATATTGAAGAAGTTTTTAGATCTTTGGGCGTGCCCGGGTAGGAGCGTTTACAGACCCATTCGCACGATTAGTCCTATTCGCTGGAGATCCTGTAGTCACAGCCCCCCTCCTAACTGCATATGCACTACAGAACTTTGTATAGTGAAAACCTGGATGCCATCGTCGATCCGACTTTCTCGGATCGACAATGGTTCGGCCCTTGGCATCGATCATCAAGGGTCCAGAAGCGTGGCCCTGCTTATGAGACCACAGATTCACAGCAAACCGAATTATTCGTCCAGGAACGAGCTTCGGAGCCCCAGTGATGTTACGAGCGGCCAGCATGCGAACTTCTTTATTGTTGGTGGAAATCTTGCCATCAGAGTTACTCAGAGGGCGGGTCGTCTTGGCAGCCGCAGCAGCCACGACAGCAGGGCGAACATGGAAAAATTTGGCCAGTTTAGCCACAGTGTCACCTAGGCGAATCTTGTACCGCACCGAACCCATCTGCACATACCAGTGAAAGTCTCCAGAAGAATTTCCATAGTCATTTGTAGGTGCTACAAAGCACATCACCTTGTAGAATCCAGCAGGAGGCTTGGCATTTGGATTGCGCATCTTACGCACAGATCCAGGATTGTCAGACAGGACGCGCTTCACTATTCCATCACAATTACGGAAGTTTAGCCCGTTGGAGGATATGCCACTCTTATTGCCAGGTACGCTCTTGGATACGCGCGTAGCACTGAAACTCCCAAAGGCGTAGTCGTAGCAGTTGTCGTGAACAACCCCCTTTGTTCCCCACGGGTCCCAGGTGAACTCGCGTTCCCAGCCCGATTTGGGCAGAGCCCGAGAGCTCGTCGAGTCCATTATTATCTGTACATATTATAATGCTGACCATCATTTACTCCCGCGACCGCCGCGAGCGTTTGTATAGCCTTATCGTATTCATAATATACGTAATATTTTGGACATTTTTCCTAAAGTTTCTATGGAACAAGACCCTCGTGCCTCACATCAGCGTTTTCAAGCCCGTCGGCTCCCTTTTGGACACCTTCTTGCTTGCCGTGGGTCTGGCTGCGTTCAGATTGTGAAGCCGCGGGAGTCCTGGGTAAGACGGGATACCATATTTGAGACGGCCCTCGCGCGTGTAGCGGTCGTTAAAGCCGCGATATCCAATAGGGACCCACATGTCCAGACGGGCCATGGTTCTTTTAAACTTTGGATATCCTGATAAAAGGGTACGCATCTCTTTCAGAAATAGGTGCGAGTCATAACGTGAATCAGTGCTCGGACCAATACCATATACCCCGGCAGTTCCGTTTTCAACAGCTGTATTTACCGCAGGGTTATTCCCCGTGCGGTATAATCTGGCCCACCCAAAGTCTAAAATTTTGGCTCTCCCACCAACTATCATCACATTATCAAGGTGCAAATCATTGTGACGAAAGTTTGGATACTTTTTCATTATAGCCTTTAGGGTATTTAAAACCTGACGGATGGCCCGCATGACTTGGGCGTCAGTAAGGACCCTATATTTCTTTTCAATCCAGTCCCGTATAGAGATACCCTTGATCTTCTCCATGGTCAAGACGCTCTGTTCATGAAAGTTTTTATTTTTACTTTTTTCTTTTATATTCTTTTTTAGATCTGATACAAAGTCTTGGCGGACAGAAAAGTCTAGTACTTTGGGGACGCCCCCCCGAGCCACTTTCTGCACTGCCGCATGTATCTTGTACTCAACCTCTGCGGGCTGTTTTTCGCCTCGTTTTACAGCAGACAAGTCTCGTGGGCTCACCTTGAGAGCCACGGGACCTGCATTATAGACAACCCCCTGACGACCAGATCCGAGGATCTTCATTCTAATAGTAAATCAGATTATTTATTACACTATAAAATTAGGAATCTTGGCCCCATTCACTCGTCATCCTCCTCTTCCTCATCCTCCTCTACCTCATCCTCCGACTCAACCAGAGCGCGGCTAGGGAGCTTGTTTGTCGCGCTAAACTTGACCTGATGGACACGAAAGGTGGCGCCAAAACCCGCGGGAGTGCGCCAAATCTGGCTGAGCTCAACCAGGGTCGTGACCGACTGGCCCTTCTCGAGTGAGTCAAGGGGCACGTCCGCGCCAGTAGAGTCATAAGACTCAGTCTTGATGGCCCCAGACCCGGGATCGGTGATAACCTTGAGATTCAGGAGAGGAGAGTATCCCTCCTTGGCAGCCGCCTTGAAGGGAGACTTGTACATCTCGGTCAGAGTGTCACGGCTCATCTTCTTGCCCATAATTTCCTCGCAGTGGTCGAATACAAAGTTGAGGACAGCCTTGTTGATTTCATCCAGGCGCGTCGCCACGGCGGGGTTATCGACGCTCAAGGGAAGATTGGTGCTGGTCACCTTGCCCGAATTCTCATCAATGAAGGTGCTTAGACCAAAGGGAGCCTTGAGGGCAGGGAGTTTCAGCATCAGCTTGCCTCCCGACTTGTGGTTTAGGTAGACCATCTTTCCACCCTTGGAATTCTTACGCACATCGCTGAACTTGATATCGGAGACGGAGAGGTCAGAAATCTTGATGATTGACAGAGCCATTTGTAGTGCTTTCTACTTATACAGTGGGGCTGGTCTTTAGGCCAGGACACAGGACCAACTTTTTTGTGTGCGTCTTGTAAGGTATGGCGGCGCCCTTCCCGTCTAACCCGCCAAATTTAAACAAAAATACGGAGGCTGTCGCCAGGGCCATTTGGGCCCAAGTTCAGAATGGCTACACGAAACAATCCGGAAACCTAAACGGCTTAAATAAACTGAAGATTGTGAAGAAACGGCTTGTTAATCAGGAGTACAAGCCCAAGCCCGGAATGCTTGCCGGCCTGAAGAGAATGTTTGGCAGAGGAAACGCAAATGCGGCCAACGAGTTTTCGAACGCTCTTCACGCTTTTCCGCTTAGACCCAACTCGGTCGTGAAGCGTGTGAGAAATTGGGTAAAGAAATTGCCCGCGAAGAAATCCAACGCATCCGCTGCGGCCGTGAAAAAAACAGAGAATAAGATTGCGGCCAACAAACAAAAGAGATTGCAAAATCTCGTACGAATGTTAAAACTTAATAATCTTATTAGAATTGATCATATCGGCGCTATTCAGAAAATAAACAATCTCAGGCCCAGACAGATGTTTATAAATAAGCGGCCTCTACTGAGAGCAATAACAAACCAAGATATAAAGAATTTGAGAGAATATTTCAGACAACAAACTTCTAGACAAAAAAACTAGCACTGCCCGCCTCCACAAGTCAACCCACGGCGGGCCCGGCTCCGGCCCTGACAAGAAGACTCACACTCCTTTCAGAAGCATCAAAACCAAGTTTCTGGACTAAATATAAAAAAGATTTGAACGGACCTTTGATCCAACTGATCGGAAATCTTCCACCGGCAAACGCGCAGTATCAGGCCCTTTCGAAAAAAAGAAATTTAAATAAAAATTATTATGGAAATCTTCCACTGCTGAGAAACGCAAACTTCGCCAAGGCTGTAAACAATGCAGGCAATCTGACAAACAAACAAAAGAATGCACTGCGTCGGATGATTCGTTCCGTCCGTGTAAACAATATGGAAAAGAACAAGAATCTCGTCAGGGTCGGAAGGAACCGAGAGAAACTGACTAACGCATTACTGAAAAACAATCCTAATAATGCCGAACTACTTAGGCGCATAAAGGCCCATGTGAATAGTCGGCAGAGACGGCCCAACGGAAATAATAGCAACAATAATCAAAACGGACCAAGCTCACGGATAGGTGGAGGAAACCTCGGGGCGCCAAATAACAACTTTAATAACGCCAGTAATCGGTGGTCAGCACAAAACTTATAGATCTATAGTAAATGATTGCCCTCTTCTTCCTCTTCGCCCTGCTGGCCAGTCCCCTGGCCTTCAAGGCCATCAGGAGCATCCTGGGAACGTGGGTCGCGTCGGCCGATGGCCTTCCCACGTTCGCAGGAGTCTTCTTCCATGCATTCGTCTTCGTGCTGGTCCTCAGGCTCCTCCAGTACCGCCCAGGGAGGCGGGCAAACTACGAGGAGCGGACCATATATGACCCAAGTGTTTCCAGGGTGACGGACTATGGGATGCACTTGGCCTCAAAGGGTCCAGATGACATGAATAAATTTTAGTTGTCAATAATAAATGTGGATGAAGATGCTAATTGTTATCCTTCTTTTCTTTATCATCGCCAACCCAGCCCTCTTCAAGGTTACCCGGGCCATCGGCGGCTGGGTCGCCAGCCCAGAGGGTCTGCCCAAGACTGGCGGTCTTCTCCTCCACGGCGTTGTGTTCGCCGTGGTCTGTCGCATGATCATGCGGATGCTGTGGCGTCGCAAGATGCGCAAGTATTACTCACAGTACGAGGATGAGAAGTACGAGGATGAGAAGTACGAGGAGTACGGAGAGCCAGAGGCCTACGACGAGAAGAAGGAGGAGTAATTTAAAAAAGTGTAAAGAATAAATGCTGACCAAGGTTCTGATTTACATGGTTCTGTTTTTTCTGGTCGCCAGCCCAGCCACCTTCAAGCTCATGCGCAAGTTCCTCGGCGGGTGGGTCGCCAGCGCAGAGGGCATCCCTCATGCTCCAGGTCTCCTGCTCCACTCGGCCGTCTATGTGCTCCTGGCCTGCTACATCCCAGAAAAGCTTGTGTCTGGATTTGCAGAGGACTACGAGGATGAGAAGTACTGTGAGACTAACAATAAAGGTCAATGCTGCAAGCCAGGAGGCACTTACACCAATAACAAGGGCAATAGAAAGTGCCTGTACGGAGTTCAGTGATAAAAATCTTTATAAAGAGTAAATGCTGGTCAAGATTCTAATTTACATGATCCTGTTTTTCCTGGTTGCCAGCCCAGCAACCTTCAAGCTTGTACGCAAGTTCCTGGGCGGGTGGGTGGCCACGGCCGAGGGCATCCCGCACGCCCCTGGCCTTCTGCTTCACTCAGCCGTGTATGTTCTCCTGGCGTGCTACATCCCAGAAAAGCTTGTATCAGGCTTTGCAGAGGACTTCGAGGACTACGAGGACTACGAGGACGAGAAGTACGAGGACGAGAAGTACATGACGGGGGTATTTACCAGTGGCGCCAAGGCGGGCCCTGAGTACAGTGGACACGCGCCCATGGCGAACGGGGGATTGGAGATGTACATTGGCGAGTTTGGTGCGACCAAGACCCCCTTTGGCATCAACACTGAGAAGAGGAATGAGTCTTCTGGGATGTTCTAAAATTCCTCATCAAACCTGACCGAGTCGCCCTCTTCAACCATCCGCTTTGAATAATCACCTACACGTTTCTCAAAAAAGTTAGTCTTCCCTTCGAGACTAATAGTCTCCATCCAAGCAAAAGGGTTTTCGGCGTCGAAGATTGGAGTCAGACCCAATTGCTTCATCAATCGATCGCCTACATAACGAATATATTGTTTCATTTGTTCGGCATCCATGCCTATCAGTTTGCATGGAAGCGCCTCCGTAATGAAACTTTCCTCAATCTCAACAGCGCTCTGGATAATCTTGTGTACGTCTTTTGAGTTGCACTTCTCCCGAAGGTGCGAGTACAGGGTCACAGCAAACTCCAGGTGCGACCCCTCGTCCCTGCTTATCAGCTCGTTGCTAAAGCACAAACCTGGCATAATACCCCGTTTCTTGAGCCAGAAAATGGCGCAGAAGGACCCCGAGAAGAATATACCTTCGACACACATGAAGGCTACGAGGCGCTGGGCGAATGTCGCAGTTTCGCTGTTACCCATCCAGTCCATAGCCCACTCCGCTTTTTGCTTGATGGCTGGAACATGTTGTATGCTCGTGAGCAAGAGGGCTTCCTCGGCAGAATCATGCACAAGTTTGTTAATCATAAGAGAATACGTCTCCGAGTGAATTGATTCATTGAAAGACTGGTACGCGTAAAAAGACCGAGCCTCGGCTATCTGAACCTCTGAACTAAAGTTTATATCTATATTCTCCATGACTATGCCATCGCTCGCGGCGAAAAAAGCCAGGATCATTTTTATAAAATGCCTCTCTTGGGGCTGAAGCCCGTCCCAATCCTTGAGATCGGTACTTAGATCAATCTCTTCTACAGTCCAAAAAGACCCTACTGCTTTCTTATACAGTGCCCACAAGTCAGGGTACCGTATAGGGAAGGTTGTGAACCTGTCCGTGCTTGGAGTAAGTATCGGATCCAGGGTCTCCGCTCTGTCGCAACGAAGTTTCTCCATTGTATTACTAACAAACTATTTCTTTAGAGGCTCGCGTAAAGTTTACCAAGTGGTGTGAGGGGTGACTGGTCCAGTGTTTATAAGTGCTGGGCGGTTGGTCCTGTACTTGGGTTGACCGTGGGAGGGCCACCCCTAGCCATCAAACTTTGAGTCTGTCCTATTAAAATCAGAATCTTTAAAGTGGTAATTAGCCTCTCTTTTACTAAGAGCATTCAAGTCGGCAAATTGAGATTTGAAAGAATGATCTATATATTCTTCACCCCTTCTCCATACAAGTATTATCAACAAGGAGATTATTGCTGCGATGAGGCTATCCTCCATATTATGTTTGTATAAAATAGTATGGCCTCGACCGAAATAAATGGCTTCTACGCAGCTTCAAAAACAGTGGCTAACGTAATTACATTTTACGTTCAAACTCCCATGCCACCAGGTATACAATACGGGTGGACGCTGACGGGAATTCCCGGTATTCAGGGGCAGACGCGTGTGGTGGCCACCACTCTTCAGCAAGGGAGAGTACCTCAAAACGGGTCCTACAATGCAACTATAGATTTTCAAGTAAACGTCCCACAGACGATACAGGGCACGCAGCAGGCTGGAGCCGTCACTGTAACCCCTACTCAAATCATAGCGCCACCGCCACCGCCAGCACTAACTGGTTCTTACCTTAGTCAGATGGGTCTAGTTGTTTTTTATTCAAGTATTCCTTTACCTCCCGAAGTGGTACCCGGATGGACGATCTCGGGACTCCCAGGTATGCCTTTTAATCTAAATGTCGCATCCGTCTCTTTTCAGTCGGGGGCCATGGGGCGGATAGGGTACAAGGGTATCCTTACGGCAACCCCCTTGCCTCCTCCGCCATTATCCACGCCTCCAGACCCTACAGCCCTCAAGAAGCTCATGTCTGTTCTTAGACAAGCTGGCGCCTTTGCCGAGGTATTAGGTGGAAAAATAATAGGGCTGAACTCGTATATTTTTAGTGATCCTAATAAATTGTCAGTCTATCTATCTCAAAATAGAAATCTTTTAAATTTTTTTGTTTCTAAAACGAGCCTTCAGCCAGACTCGATTCTCTCTGATACCACTCAGCTCAAGGGTTTTCTGTCAGGTCTTCCTGAAATTACAAATGCTCTGGGTTTTCGAATGCGCGTAGGTCCTAACAAATTGGTAGATGGATTTCTCAATGATGAAATAATGCTCGCAGCCTTGGGTCAGGGTCGGGTTCTCATGCCAGTTCTGCCTTCCACGGATGCATATCCTAATGGATTTCCTGTAAATGGACAAGGTGGTCTATTCAATCCCAACACCTCGACCGCCTTTGTGCCCGCCCAAGTTTCTACAGTGCAGCCACTCGTCAGGGCTCCAGTTGAGGACTCAAACTTTAAGATTCTTCCAAACAACATGCGGGATCTAGATGATAACGTCCCCGTGCCTCCCTTGGCTCCAGAGCCTCTCACCGAGAAGCGCAATCTGGGCTTTAACGCTGGAGGCGTGTTGTCGCTAGAGGCATTTGGCCCCCAAGAACAATATATTTCAAATATTTCAAACTTTACAGAGAGTCAATGGTCCCCGCGTTACGAACAGTACACAAACTCGGTGCTTTATCAAGATTACCTAAAGTTGTCTCCAATTTCTTCAAACACCTATATTCAACCGACTCAATCAGGGACGTGTATTGTTCAAATACAGCCCAAAAACCAAGGAGATCTTTTGGCCAACATGTTTCTTCAGTGCACAATGCCAGCTCTCCCAAGTGGCAGCAGTTATACTAATCAGATAGGTCGAGCCATAATTCAACAGGTTGATTTTATTATTGACGACATAATTGTCGAGTCTATATACGATGATTGGCTCTTTATCAAGGATCAGGTATTTTTGGACTATGACGAGCAAATAGGTATGTTTAACCAGGTGAACGGGGGGCAACCAACTGGCACTACTGGTATTTCGCCAACTTCACCCATACCCCTCGTCATTCCCCTCGAGTTTTTCTTTTGTAGAAGACATAGTGTTGGAAACAAGGGCCGCGAGCGTCTTCGAAAGCCTTTTTTTCCTTTGTGTGCCCTCTGGGCTGGTCAAAGAGTCTATATAAAATTTACATTCAGACCACAATATTGGTTTACCAACTCACCTAGTTCAGTTGATATACAGAATCCTATACTATTGGTGGAGTACGTGAAGATTACAGATTCCGAGAGAATGTATTACAGAAACGAACCCCTGCGTTATATAGTACCTGTCGTTAAGCGCGATGGTACGTCTCCATACGCGGGGGCGGTGACTCAGAATATTGGAGCAAACTTTCCAGTCCAATTGATTGCGTGGTTTATAAGAAACCAGGCGTATGAATCAACATCATCATCTTATTACGCGGTGAGATACTTGTATGGTTATGCCACGCAGTACCAGGTGGCGGCCACGCCATTGAATTTTGGAGCCGCATCACAAACCACTTCGGTGAGTTACACGGACGTCATTCAGACGGTAAAAATAACAGTTAATAATCAGGACATCCTAGATACATTTGCCAATGGCCCGTATACATCCTTTCTTCAACCAATGCAACACGGACTTTCAGTCCCTCAAAAGAATATTTATATGTACTCATTCGGATTGAACATAACAGAATACAATTCGGGCGGGTACTTGAATTTTTCAAAAATTAACTCTCAGACTTCAAATTTAACCATTACCTTTTTACCTCAATATACCAAGGCTCTACAGGAATACAACCTGTACCTGTTCTACTACGGATTTTCTATTATCGAGTTCAAGGATGGTTTTGCGGGCGTATCTTATCTTTGATCATGTAGTCGATGATGCCGTTTGTCAGACACCATTTGATGAAATTCAGTTGGGCTACGGTAGTGCTGAGACCTTGAAACTCTATCCGCTCAGTCCTGCAAAAAGGATCGAACAATTTCTTCGAGTAACCATCTAGACTTGATTTGTAAGCGACATGGACGGTGAACGGGCGGCCCGTTGGGGCATTATAAGTTACATGACGATTTTTCGCATAGTTTGTTACAAACCATTCTAGATTTCTAAGCGAGATGCCGTGCGACTTGGTAGTGAGGATATCTTTGAGTTTTTCAGAATTTTGCGGATCTTCATAAAATTTTGTGAGAGACTCGAGCAGAAGCTCTGAGCGACCTTGACTCATTAGTTAGTAGGGCCCTCAAATGTTTAAGCCTGGAGCCTCAAGCCGAAGGCTTGGTCTCGTGAAATCACGAGAAAGAGGCCCGCAGGGCCTCCCTCGGTCTAAATATTCAAGCGAGGTCGTGTAGAAACCTTTTCACACGCAGGACAACCAGCCAGAAAGAATGGCGGTAGTGTATGCGTGTGAACCGGACCCGAGGGCTCGGCAGAAGGTGTATCATTCATCCTCATAATGGGCTTTTGGTCCCTATGAGACTTGCAATAGCCCTCGAACCTCGCATGACGGGTACATCTCTTACCAGAGCCTATTAACCCAAGACACTGACCAGTAGTAACCTCGAGGGTGGCAGTTTCCTTCATCAGCCTCTCGTAGGAGATCCGATATGTTTTTGAAATGTGCTGCAGAATAGCCGACAGGCGATCTGATACCTGACGATCAACCTCGGCCTCAACAGCCTGCATGATTGTTTGTTCCATTTCCTTACTCATAACTAGGTAGCCTTCTTAAAATAAGAATCTATACTTTTCATCTTGGAATCGTACGTGCCTTTTTTGTTGCCCGCCGTTGCCGCCCCAAATATGAGA